TGGCTTAGTGATAATATTCGAGAAGCGGATGCAATGGAATGGGAATATGAGATTGATGATTTTCAAGATGAATAATTTATGAAACAGGTATTATCAATTTTGCAAATGAAGCACTTGCAGGAACTTGGATTGGACACAAGTGATGCAAGTATGTGTTATTGCTGTTTTTATGGCAATATAGAGGAAGAATGGGAACTTGAAATATATGAAGATGTAATTAATCAAAAAAGAGATAGTACATTTTGGGAGATAGTCCCTACTTACGACTTGCAAGACATTCTCAACAAACTGCCACATTATCTAAACCCAATGCCATATGAGCAGATTCTATTTTCATGGATGATTGAAAGGGATACCATAGCATATCGTAACGTAGAGGATGTTAATGATTGTATCAAGCATTTTACTGACAGTTCATTGATTGACGCAGTTTATGAAATGCTTTGTTGGTGCATTGAACACGGATATATTAAAGAATTAAAAAACGATAAATAATTTATGAAACAGACATTAGAAGAAGTTGCAAAAGAAAATATCTTGTTTAACCATAGAACGGTTGATCGTACTTTATCAGGTAGTAACTTAGCGCAATTTGGGATAACAAATTTTATTCAAGGCGCTGAATGGCAGGCAAAGCAATCCCCGTGGGTCAGCGTAAAGGATAGGTTACCGCGAACAGATGATGACCTGTACATAGTGCTTGATGTTAGGATGAATCCTCCCGGATGTGGAGTGTGTGATTTTAATCCTAAGACAGAGACTTGGATTGACTATGGTGGCAATATTGTGCGCCCTACCCATTGGATGCCAATTCCTCCTCTTGAATCAAATGGTAACGAATTAAAGAGAAATGAGAAATAAAATGAGAGTATCACTTAAAAAGGCTTTTACCATATTAGATGGGAGGTTATCAACAAAAATGGACGATGTATATGAAATGCTAAATTTCATATTCTCCGAAAACCTTTATACACATCAAATTCCAACAGCTATGCGAAAGCTAAAAGAGCTTAATCCCGATTGGTTTTCGGATGGAGTAAACGTAGTTGACTCTATAAAGCAGAATTATAATACAAATGATTTTCAGGAGCTCATGGAGATTATTGATAAAGAGTTTTATGCTTATGAGATTGAGTTGGGAAAAGTTGAAGCGTTAATAAAATTTTCAGATGGATTATTCCCCGAAGAATAAATACTCAAAATAAATCAAGGAAGAAACTTAAAGGAAAATGATTATGCCAACAATACTAAGAGAAACTTATCCAACAGCCAAGAAAGAACATAGGTGTGAGTTTTGTTGTGAAAAGATAGCGATAGGACAAAAATATGTCCGTCAGACAAATGTCTATGATGGAACTATCTATGACTTTGTTACACATCAAGAATGTAAGGAGGTGGCTCATGAATTGAATATGTACGATGATTGCGATGATTCAGGTTTACACGGTGAATCCTTTCGTGAAAACTTGAACGCATACGTATATGCCAACCATTACGATGAACACACAGATGATGTTTATACCAGTTGGCAATTGAATTATTATGAGATAGCGAAGAAAATATTGAAAGAACTTAAAACGGAGAATTAATTATGGACGAAAAATTTGTAACATTGGATACTTTCAAGTCGCTGACAGAGAAAGGATTCAGTAGTTATCATTACCCTACTCAGTCTGTCGCTCAAAAGTGGCTACGTGAAACCAAGAACCTGCATATTTCCATCGTTAGAAATGCTTGCGGTTATGGTTATGATATATGCAAGGCTGATAATGGAACTTTTATAGCTGCCGGTATATTCGACGGTCCTAACGATGGTGGTCAGTGGGATACTTACGAAGAAGCATTAGAAGCTGGAATACAGAAAGCGTTAAAAATAATGGAGGTATAAAATGAATCGTACAATAAAATTCAGAGGCAAAAGCATATACGATGAAGAATGGCTGTATGGCTTTCTTGTTAAGATCGAAAAGGATAGATATGCCGTCATTCCACCCTTAAATGATATCGACATAGGGAAAAGCATCAGTATGTATGAGGTTTGTCTTGAAACCATAGGTCAGTTCACCGGCTTATTCGACAAGAACGGAAAAGAAATCTATGAAGGGGATATAATCAAAGGCTTTGATATTATAATTGAAGTTTGGTATTCGGAAGATAAGGCTTGTTTAATGGCAGAAATGAAAGAACCTCAAAATGATATGGTGGATATTCTTGGTGGTTACGACACTGCAAGAATGGAAATAATTGACAACATCTACGATCACCCACAATTAATCAAGGAGGAATAAAATGGAAAAGTTCTACTATTATGCCTTTCGTTGCAAGGGTAGATTTGGATCTGGAATTCGTTGTGAAAATAACGGCTGTTTCAGCCTGGCAGAAATACATAAGTTACTTCTAAAAAACTATAAAGAACGATGTATAATTACTTTTTGGAAGGAAATAACCTATGAAGAGTATAAGGAAATGAGTGATTATTTAGAAGATGGGAGGTGATAAAATGAAAGACCATCAATTTGAAGAGATAGTGTTTTGGCTATCGCTGATTGCTTGTTTATTGGCTTACCATTCAGGTATAGGATGGTTAACGAAAATTTTAGCAGTAATAAGTGTGACGAATTGTGTTTCTATGATAGCGACAGCTTGGAAATATGCAAGGAGTAAATCAACGAAAATATACCTAATAGCCTGTATTGTAAAAAAATGGCTTTGTCGTCATAACTGGGAGCTGGTGCAAAGGGGGTGTGTACGTGATGATTTAGACAATATCTTGTACGAAGTTGAAGTTTATCGTTGTAGGAAATGTGGAAAAGTGAAAACTATTAGGATTAATAAATAATTGAGATATGAATAATTTAATACTAAACAACGAAAAGATGATGAGTTCGCTTGAGATAGCTGAACTTGCAGGAAAAATGCATAAGCATGTTATGGAATCTATTAGGAATATGGAGCCTGCGTGGGAAAGGATTAACGGGACGAAATTTCGGCTCGTTGAATATAGGGATTTAAAAGGGGAAATGAGGCCATGTTATGAGCTTGGCTACAAGGAGTGTATGTATATAGCCGCGAAATTTTCAGATGAGACAAGAGCAAAGCTTGTTCTTCGCTGGGATGCCTTAGAAACAGGTAGGGCTAATCCTGCATATCAAGTTCCTTCGTCTTTCAGTGCTGCTTTAATGTTGGCAGCACAGCAACAACTTCAAATAGAGGAACAGCAGAAGCAAATATCCTGTATGAGTACGGAGATTATCGAGATGAAGAAGAAGACGGATTATCTTGAAGTTATCTTATCCAGTAGAGGAACGGTGACAACAACGCAAATTGCACAAGATTATGGAATGTCTGCTAAGGCTTTCAATAAAGTATTGTCTGATTTGAAGATTCAACATAAAGTAAACGGGCAATGGATATTGTATGCTCCCTATGTTTCAAAAGGGTATGTTCATAGTAAGACAGTGAATATTATTCATAAGGATGGTCGTCCGGATACGGTACTAAATACCGAATGGACGCAAAGGGGGAGGATATTTCTTTATGAGAAATTGAAAGCTGCTGATATACTTCCTTTAATTGAAAGATCAACTTCTGTATTTTTAAGATAAAAGAGCTATGGATTTAAAAATAGATAGTAATCTTCTGGTAGACTGTTTAAAGGCAGCAATGAAAGAAAAGATGCTAAATAAAGACTGGGAAGTAAAGTTGTGGGCTTATTCGCGCTATAATGCACTGATATGGGCTAAAAATGTAAAATAATAAACTTAAATTATTAACTTTGTGATATATATCATGTGATATATCACTAATCCAACGAAAAGACCATGAAGCTATCAATTAAACAAGAAAAATTTTGCAATTCATACTTAGAATGTGGTAATGCTTCCGATGCCTATAGATATTCCTATAACTGCTTGAATATGAAGCCGGAAACAATAAACGTGAAAGCTTCTCAACTTCTAAAAAAGGATAAGATTAGGATAAGGGTGGCAGAATTGCAATTAGAATTAAAAAAGAAGACAGAGATTACTAAAGAGAGGGTCCTGGAAGAGTTGGGTAAAATAGGATTTTCCACTATTGCTCATCTTCATAACACGTGGATTGAACGTAAAGATTTTGAAAAGATAACAAACGACCAGAAGGCCTGTATTAAAAGTATATCAACTAAGGTATCAAAAAAGAATGTTGGTACAAGTGATGATCCGCAGATCGTAGATGTAGAGATGGTGAAGGTCGAGTTGTATGACAAGGTAAGAGCTCTTGAGGTAATCAATAAGATGATGGGTTATGAGCGCCCTGGAGAAATGAAGGCAGATTTGCGGATAATTGTCGGAGACTGATATGGCTGAGATCGTTTATTCATATAAACTGTTTAATCCGTTATTCTGGCATTTGCGTGAGGCGTTTGCCAATACGGAACTCCGTTATATAATCAATAAGGGAGGTTCTTCTTCCGGAAAGTCGGTTTCTACTGCCCAGGCTCTTCTTCTTACTGTGTTGGCCGGCGAAGGAAATGTCCTTGTGCTTAGAAAGACAGGTGTTTCTATAAAGAATACTGTTTACGAAGAGTTTAAGGAGCAGATTAAAAAGCTTCAAATTGGTAATTTTTTCATTCCGGTAGAAAACTCAATACGTTGTATAAACGGGTTTCGAATAGATTTTTCCGGTCTTGATGATCCTGAAAAGATTAAGTCGATAGCTAATTATAGGCGTATTCTCCTTGAAGAGGCTAGTGAGTTTGAATACGAAGACTTTGTCCAGATTACTTTTCGTTTGCGCGGTAAGGAAGGGCTTCAGATTATATTGAACTTCAATCCTACGTCCGAAGATTTATGGATAAAGACAGAATTGGTAGATGTACAAGAATGGCATGATGTGGATAACTTCTTTCCAGCAGGAAAGATTAAAGACGCAGTTGTGGGAAGAGGGCTTTCTTCCTCGTACAGTACGATAAAGAATAAAAGATATAATTCCTCGAAAGAGATTGTCAATCCGGTAAGTGGCAAGAAAGAGATTTATAATCCGGATACCGTAGAGCTTCATTCGACGTATCTGAATAATTTTTGGGTGGTGGGATCTCCTGACGGTTTATATGGGTATTATGACCGGCAGACGATTGCTAACTATGAATGGTATAGAATTCACAACTATAATTTTTATAGAATATATGCGCTTGGTGAATGGGGTAGCATCAAAACCGGTGGAGAATATCTTCATGCATTTGATATTAACCATCATGTCGGATTGGAAAAATATGATTCAGCATTTCCTGTTTATATATCAATAGATGATAACCTGTTGCCTTATATTTCAATTTCATTCTTCCAGTTAAAGAAAGAGGAGCGTCAGGGTATGCCTATCCGCAAACCGTGTCAGATTTATGAAATATGTGCTAAGGACCCTTTTAATTCTGTCACCAAGGCTTCCGAAATGGCGCGGTCTTATCTGGAGAGTTTAAGATATAAGGATGTTGTTTACGTGTTAGGCGATGCGACTACCCAGAAAGGAAATACGATCGATGAGAACAAGCAGTCGTTTTTTGATAAGTTTATTGCAGGGATCAACAAATCCTATGTCGTAAGAGAGATGATAGAGAAGTCTAATCCTTCGGTTTCGATGACGGGTGAATTTGTTAATGCAATCCTGGGAGATTATTATAGTGACATATCCTTTATGGTAGATGAAGGATGTAAACAGTCTATTGTTGATTATAATAACACCAAGAAGGATGTGGATGGAACGATTCTTAAATTGAGAGAAAAAGATAAGAAAACCGGTCAGACATATGAGAAGTATGGCCATTTAACCGATTGTATGCGTTATTTCATGTATGTCGTGTTTAAGAAGGAATACAACGACTTCTCGCTTCGTCGTAAACGTAGTGATGTGAAAGATGATGATTTAATTTATTATAATATGAATGCAAATATCGAAGGTAGAAAAATCTGCTACATTATCCCTGATAGTGTAGGCAAATGCGTCGTGGCTTGTTTTGTTCTCAATCGCTACATTTTCCTGCAAAGCATACTTTATGTGGATAAGTTTGATGAGCAGGCTGTAATAGATAAAGTGAATGAGTATTCTCCCGACAAGGTGGTCATTGAATGCGGTAAGCAATATGCCCGTTTTATGTTGAGGCTTCGGGATAATTATGACACATGGGCATTGAAGGACAATGCTAATGTAGAGGATCGTATAAATAGCAATATTCTATATATAAAAGAGAATGTCCGCTTTCGGGAAGATGAGAGTGATGAGGCTTATAACAGCTTCCTGTATGATATTCTTGGCTATCCGTCGGAGGAAAAGTCAGCCATCAATGCGCTTAGTGCGATATGTTCGTATGTCTCAAGGATAAAGGATTAAAATTTTCATATTTTAATTTGGTCTAAATTAAAATAATGTATATATTTGCGGTGAGGATACCAATCCCTTCGTGTGAAGCTACATGAAACCCTATACGTCGTAAGGACTCTTATACATATATGTACTTAGGCGTATTGTTCGTAAAGACTATCAACGCGCGGGGAATGGTTATCTAGGTCAGATAATCATTCTTTTTTATGTCTAATATAGGAAATTGGTTTAAAGCAATCAGGAGTATATCTGCTCCTTCCATGAAGGATACTGTAAGAGCTGTCGAGAAAGATAAGGATGGCAATTTTTGGTATCTGTCTAATTTCTTAAATTCTTTCGGTAATGCTAAATTTGATTATGATCTATCTAATGACAAGGATAAATTAGACTCTTTTCGGGTATGTACCCCATTTTCTACCGTCATAAACAAGGTTGGTTCCATGTTTGCCAATGGGCGTATTTATGTAACTGACTCTGAGGGAAATGAACAAGACGGGTATAATGAGATAAGAGAATTGCTGGATAACCCTAATCCGCTTCAGACACGTTCTGGGTTCTTAAAGGAGATAGAGATGTCTCTGAAGATTTTTGGTTATTGCCCTGTTTTTACAATTCGTGCGACAAAAACATCTCTCCCCTTGGCAATGTATGTCATTCCTGCACCTATTTTTCACATGGTTTCTTCTGGGAAATTATTCCGTCAGTATAAAATCGAAGAGATTGTATCTACAGTTTATCTGGAGTGGAATGGAATGAGGGAGGCTCTTTCTGAAGAGGATTATTTCGTTATATACGACAGTGCTGCCCGCGTATCTGGTGTCGGTGCGGATATAGAGTTTGATTCAGTAACAGATTCTTTATCCATTCCGGTGAATAACTGGCTTGCGGCTATGTCTGCAAGTCATCAACTGATAGTCAATGGTGGTCCAAAAGGTATTATCTACTCGGATTATACAGACGATATGGGTAATATCGTAATGTCTGCTACGGAAAAAGAATCCTTGGAAACCAAGTTAAAGGAGAGATACGGTATTCTTAATAAATTTCCAATTCTTACCTCAAGGATTAAACTGGGTTGGATTCCTCTCAATTATGACGCGTCTCAATTGAAGCTTCACGAGGAGGATGCGCGCTGTAGTAGAAAAATATGCAATGCTATAGGTGTTGATTATAGTCTTTTTGATGAGTCAAAATATGATAATAAAAACATTGCGGAAAAATCCGCCTATCAAGGTCTTATTATCCCTGATTCTGAAAAGGTTTCTGAGGCGTTAACAAAAGCATTGTGTGATATCGGGGTTTATATAAAGTTGGACTATACTCATGTTGATTGCCTTCAGAAAGATAAGTCTGCATCTTCTTCTGCATTTCAGAAGATGTCTTCTGCTTTGATTCAATTGGTTAAAGAGGGACATATAACTCACGATGAGGCTCGATATGAACTGGCGAAGTTTATAGATATCGATCCGGATAAGCCTAAGGGTGATTATAAAACTATTAATTCTGCAAACAATGAGTAAGACTAATAAGTACATAGGTCGGATGGGAATTCAGTATAAGACATTCTCAATCTATGCAAAAGAGGTTAACTATGATAATGAAAGTCGGACTATTAGTGGATATGCCGCCATATTTGGGAACAAGGATAAGGCGGGTGATATTCTGATAAAAGGCTGTTTCTCAAAAAGTATCCAAGACCGGGGTCCGGAAAGTGCGGCGAATGACAAGATAATCATGTTGTGGATGCACAATATGAACGAGCCGATCGGTCGGATTACAGTCTTGAATGAAGATGACAAGGGTCTCTATTTTGAAGCGATAATTGATGATGTTCCACGCGGTAATCAGGCAATAAAGCAGCTTGAGTCCGGGACTTTGAATCAGTTCTCTATCGGATATCAATACGTATGGGAGAATTGCGAATATGATGTGGAAAAGGATGTGTTTATTGTCAAGGAAGTTAAGCTTCATGAGATATCCGTCGTCTCAATCGGATGCAATGGGGAAACGGAGTATCTGGGTCTTAAAACAGTAGAGGATGCGGAAAGAGTCTATGAGGAGCTTGTTGGAGAAATAGCTGAAGTGTGTTCGGGAATGAATGCTCAGAAGCAGATGAAAATTCAAAGAATAATATCAAAAGCGATGTCACTTGCATCCTTTAAGCCGGAGTCTCGTAAGGCTACACTTAAAGAGGGAGCCGACGCGCCGAAGAATAAGATAAAATCTATGTTTAATAATTTAAAAACAAGGTAGTATGCCGGAAAAGAAAATTAAATTTAAGGACTTCCTTGATACGCAAGGATTGTCTGAGGACGAATCTAAGGTTTTTGATACCTTTTCTAAGGGGCTTGACTCTTTTATGGAAGCTCTTTATAAGCAGTACATGGAAGATCAGATCGATTCTAAGGAGTTGAAAAAATCATTGGATGAGGCGACTCAGTCTATTGAAGAGTTGAAAAGCGAAATCAAAGGTCTTGCCGATAGTAAATCTGTCAATGATCGCTTGAAAGAGTTTGGAGATACGATTGTTCGCATCAAGGCTGCAACGGAGAAGACTAAAGATGGCAAACGAGAAATCAAAAGCCTTGGTGATCAGATTGCTGATGCCTGCAAGGAGTTTGTGGTAGAATCGAATGGCGTCAAGAAAATCAACGTGGAAGCTCTCAAGGAAAAAGGGGGTGTCAAGTTTGATGTAGTAATGAAAGCTGCTTCAGCACCAGTAATGACTACCGGTGGTGCTCCGGTTGCAGGTGGTGTTACTATTGACGATCAGATTAGCGTGGATCCTCGTAAACGTGCTTCTATCCGCGATCTGGCGAATGTGGCGAGCATTTCTACTCCATCTGTGGTATATGCGCAACTCAAAGATGTGGAAGGTGATGCGGCTTGGGTTCCTGAAGGTGGTTTGAAACCATCAATGACTGCCGAGGTAGATACCGTAAGTCTCACGGCTGGAAAAATAGCATTGACGGCTAAGATAACTACTGAAGTTATGCAGGATATTCCTCAGCTGGAAAAAGAGATTGAGGCTGAGATTTTGAATAAAATAGGGCTGAAAGAAGAGGACGGAATCTTTAATGGTACCGGTTCGGGCGGTCAGATACAAGGTGTCGGTGACTCTCTTCCTGCGTTCTCCCTGACTGGAATTGAAATATCCAAATCCCCGAATATGTATGACGCTATTGTCGCCGCTTACACTCAGATTGTAAGTACAAGTAATATGGCATATTCTCCCAATGCCATCCGTATGAATCCGGTGGATTATGCTAATATGCAGCTTACCAAGAACGACAATGGTGATTACATCCGTCCGTTTAAAATCGGCGATGAATTAATCACTGGCCTGCGTGTTGTTCAGAATCCAAACGTACCTGTTGGTTCTTTCCAAATGGGTGATTTCCGTTATCTGTTCATTCGCGACTACGTAGTTCTTTCTTTGAACTTTGGTTGGGAAAATGATGACTTTACCAAAAACTTGGTAACGATCTTGGGTGAAAAAAGAATGCTGGCGTATATTAAATCGCAGTACAAGACTGCATTTGTTGCCGACACTTTTGCGAACGTAATCACCGCGATTACTAAGTCTGTTGCTTAATACTAAAAAAAAGTAATCATGAAAAGAAGTAAGATAAATAAATCCAAAGACGAGAAGGCTTATAAGATGGATCTCTCGGAAGTTTACAAAGTCGTGTTTGTAAAGGACTTCGGTGCATTTAAGAGTGGAGATGAGACGCATGTTTCTCTTCCAATCGCGATGAAATGGATGAAGATGGGTGTAGTGTCAGAGACGACTGAAGTTGCTGCTGCCGCAGAAGCTGCAGGATGTTCTGCTCTTCTGAGAAAAGATAAGAAAAAAGGAGAATAATCATGATAATTGACGGCTCATATTTTACAGGTGTATTAAGTATTGGAATCAACTTTGATACGGGTGCGGAATCTATAACAAAGAAAGCTGGACTGGATACTCTGCAATCGTACATCGATTTGTATGAAAGGAAGTATCTTCGTCTTATGCTTGGCAATAATATGAGCCGTCAGTTTATTGATTATATATCTTCTACAAAGGACGATATGCCTCAATGGGAAGCCTTGAAGAATAAGTTGTCTGTGAAGGGAAGATCCCCTATCGCTAACTACGTATACTTTTTCTACGTGAGCAAATGTGGTGTTAAACCTACTCCCGTTGGACCGGTGTATACTTCTGATGGCGAATTGGCAAATCCTAATTCTTTGCTTGTTTCTGCCTGGAATGATATGGTAGAAATGAACATTGATTTATATGATTTCCTTTACGGAAATGCGGAATACGAAGGCTTTGATCCGGATATTTCTATGTTTGAATGCATAAACGCTATGGGTATATGAAATCGGTGAATGACATATTCAGAGAGATTGTAGCTGCGACGGCCGGAGAGTATGGTAATAATATCTCATACATGTTCGGTGATTGGGACTATATAGCTTCTGAGCTTACTAAATGGAGCGATTCTCCCGCTTATAGTGCGCTGAAATTCCCTATCATATGTTTATATTCTCCGTATGAGGAAGATCGTTCTGGAAAAGATCCGTCCGTTAGCCTAGAATTTCTCATCCTGGTTGATACGGCGCAGGATTATACGAATGAAGAACGTGAAGAGATTTCATTCAGAAGAGTACTCCGTCCAATTTATGATATATTTATAAAAAAGATTGATGAATCATCAGACTTAAAGAATAATTATAATGGAATTGTTCCTCATCGTTATGTTGAAAACTATCGATACGGGAGAAGGGGGGTAGAGGCCAATGGTAGACCATTCAGGGATTTCATTGATGCGATAGAAATAAAAGATTTAAGAATAACAATCAAAAATATTAAATGTTATGGCGATAGAACTTAGAGAATGTGCCGGTGTTGCTCAGTTTAACACCGGTACTTCAAAATGTATACTTGATCCGGGAAAGGTAAAAGCTATTATCTTAACAATGCACGGATATAAACTTCCTAAAAATGCCACAGCTGAGTCATTGCAGGCTGCTTGTCATGACGACAGACCAGTCCGTATATTCCCGATCAAGACGATTGTTGAATATGCTCCGTCTGGTGGAGAAGCCAATAAGGGAGCTACAGGATATGGACCTAATAAGGTTACGTCTTATTCAGCAAAAGACGACGTATGGACATTGGAGGATTTCGATGCGAGTCTGAAGGCTAATATCATGGCCGCAAAAGGCGTTGCTTTCGATGCCTATTTCGTAGACGAGAATAATGTCGTGTACGGAATGAATGATGGCACCGAGGAACTAGCGGGAATTCCTTTGTCCGGAGTCTATCCGGGTGGTCAGGACTGGGATTCCTCCGGAACAGAGGCTAACCTGACAATTGGCACAATGTTCAAGGACTATGAAAAGTACGTGAAGAATGCCGATTACCGGGTGTATAAGTTCGATGTAGTCGAGGCTTTGACAGGACTTGTTTATGTCGAATTGGTAAAAATGGACACCGGAGAAAACAATTATAAGCTGAAAGAACACTTCGGTAATCTTGATGTCACATCTTTCTTTGGTTCGGCATTGAGCGAAGGTGCTTCTACTTGCTTTGATGGCGCAACCGCTGTCACTTACGCAAATGGTGTTCTGACAATAACTGCTACGGGTGCGGTTTCTCTGAAATCTCCGAAAATTCTTCAGGAAAATGGTGTTGTTGGTATTGAGCAGTGGGTAGCATGAAAGTAGAAGGAGTTAACTTTGTCGATGAAGAAGTTAAGAAAATGAAGAAAAAAGAATTCATCAATAAACATAAGACTTCTTTCTTTCTTGACAGAACGGAAACTGAAAGAGAAAATATCCTCTCTGACATATACGACAGGATTGTTGGTGCCAGATCTCCTTCAGGGGATATTTAAATTTTTTGTTCATAATTCGGGGAGGTGAAATGCCTCCCTTTTTATTCTATGGGTACAATAAAGGATTTGGTTGATGGTTTTGCGAGCCTTGTGGATGGCTTCGACGGAATGCTCCGTAAAACGATGGAGGAGAGCCGTGGTGATGTGTATGACCTTGTCACTGATCAGTTGTATTCCGGTGTAAACGGAAGGGATAAACCTCTTCGTCCTACTTATTTACATGATCCGTGGTTTAAGAGTGATGAGGCTGGTAAATGGAAAAATAACGGTAAGGGATATGCGATGTGGAAAAAGGAGGAACATCCTCCTACGCCTTCCTTTCAGGGCTATCCTCCCAGAGATGTGTATACTCCCAACTTGATTATTACCGGTGAATTTTATAGTTCTATTCGCGTAAACGTTTCACCTGAAGGTTTGAAGATTGGCAGTGAGACTACTATGGGTAAAGATATAGAGAAAAAATACGGAAGTATTATCTTCGGTCTTGGTCCAAGGTCCAGGGGATATTTTATCGAGTATATTCTAAATCCTGCATTAAAAGAATATTTCTCAAAATTTGGTGTATTATGAGTTGTTGGTGTCAAGGTAATAAACGGCTTGCTTCTATAGAGAAAATGCGGGAAATCGCAAGAAAAGCTGCTAAAATGGAACAATCTGTGTTTGTCCTAATAGAAAAGCCGGATGGTACATATTATTTTGTCAAAGATGGAGAGGATTATGCCGGCACCTTTATTGAATACATATATCCGTAATACGACAAATAGAACAGAATTTATGCTATGTGGCCAGAAAAATTACGGGTATTATACAAAAACAAGAGGAGATATAGAACAATATAATGCTGCTGCAAAAAAATAAAATAATTGTTTGTCGAATAGCAAAAACTTATTATATTTGCAGTGCGATGCAGCTTGGGGAAGCGCAGATAAGATATTAAGTATTTCCATAGAGTTGGGAGTATATAAACGGTGCCGAAAGATCCCCAAGCGTTCGGCGCCGTTTTTTTATATTCCCGTGTGTGAAAGGGCACACTACGAAAATTGTATGAATGATATTCAGATTTTCAATGATGACTTGGCATCAATCGCCTTGAAAGTAAAAGAAACAAACGAGGTTCATGTTTACGAACATCCTTTATTCGGTAAAGTTCGTATGTTTGTAGAAAATGGCAAGACTTGGTTCTGCGGAATGGATATTGCTTCTTCTTTACAGTATGCAAATCCATCAAAAGCAATTATAGACCACTGTAAGCCAGCCTCCATAACGATTCGGGAAGTAGGGGTACAAACAGGTTTAAGATCGGATGGGACTCCGGCTATACAAATGAAGGACATGAAGTTCATCAGTGAAGGAAACATTTATCGTTTAACAGCCAAAAGTCAAATGCCGAAAGCCGATGAGTTTGAAAGTTGGATATTTGATGATATTGTTCCTTCTGTAATGCAGACCGGAAGTTATTCTGTCAAACCATCATTACCTAAAACTTATCTTGAAGCTCTTAAGGAACTGGTGGTAGTTGTCGAGGAGAAAGAGCGCTTAGCATTAGAAAATACGACCATGAAACCCAAAGCGGATTATTTCGACAGGCTGGTAGATAGAAACCTGCTGACTAATCTGCGTGATACGGCAAAAGAGTTGAAAATACCTCAAAACAAATTCATCTCTTTGCTGTTGGAGAACAAATATGTCTATCGTGATGCAAAACGTAGATTGAAGCCTTATGCTGATCATACTCCATCTTTGTTTGAATTAAAAGATTACGAGCATAATGGGCATACCGGAACGCAGTTGCTTATTACTCCAAAAGGGAAGGAGACATTCCGGTTGATGTTTAGTGCGTAAGAATTGTACAAATTAAAATGGAGGAATAATTATGGGAAAATTTCCATTCTATGAGCTGTTACATAAAATAGACGATGATAGTAATTTAGCGCGTTGTTTTAACGAAGTATTGAGAAAGCTGGATGTTGTAAGGATGATTACATCTCCGTCTACATTTGAAAGAATGTCAGAGGATGTAGATCAACATTGTATTGATTTGTTTTATGAATCTTGTTTGTGGGAGATGTATTTGCATGGAGTCATATCAAAACTACATGGGTGGCAGGATGCTATAGATAAATATTTAAAGGAATTTGAGGGCAGCTGGAAATATTATGCCTCATATAAGCGAATAGAATCAATCAAAGAATACGGCGGGGAGGATGAGGATTATGACGACAATGGCAATATCCGGATAGTGAATCTTTCCGATAAAGACCTGGAATACTATACGATTATCGGTGATTTGATTCAGAATGACTGGCGGGATATTGTGCAAGAGACAAAGCCAGAGCACCTGGATGGGTTGTTAGCGGCCCTTCAGACTCAGGGTGAGATATCTATAACTGATATTGTCGCAAAGATAACAGGTCAGGAGATTCCTGTATACAGAGAAGATGAAAAAGGCAAGATGGTTGAAATGTCTTTTGCTGATAAAGCTCTTTTGAGAATATCTAATAAAAGTAGTGCGGAAGAATTAGCTATTATCATATTGTTTGCTTGTACTAGCATTCAGTCGATAATCGAAGAGTTGAAGTCTCTTGATAAATTTAAAGATAATAACGGAAGACTTATGTCTATCTACAGGGATATAGGATGTCTATTATCTATGGATTTTAAAGAAATGAGGGTAGTTAATAGTTTTTCTCAGAAGAAGTAGATTTGATTAAATAAAAGGGTAGCCGCAAAGCTACCCTTTCCCGTCGATTGGCGTCAATTTCAGTGTAGGACCGAAATCTCTGACTTGCTGTGTATGGTTAAATCTCGGATCTTCTTTCATTTCTCATACGTTGGTTATCAGACATGCATATCCGGCACCACGACGTTTTTAAATGATAACTCTTCCCATTTCGGTATACGGTCCGATCATAGAACCGGTGTAATGGAAGCGCCTTCTTGCAATGCGTACATAGTTTTAGTTCTATTCCGCCTACTATTACCCTGTTCCTGGGCTTCCGCTTCACCAGATTGCAAGATACACATTCCTTTGCGCCGTATCTTCGACAATAGGCTATAGACCGTTTTCCGCATTTGGCAAAATGGGTGCAATCCGGCCTGGGTGATGTTTGGTGTATATTCATAATAATAAGTTATTGAGCTTTAAGAAGTCTTTCATTAAGAGATCGTAAGCTAAAGTCATTTCTTGTAGACAATGGATTGCATTTGACTATTTCCATTTTGGCAGCAACAGGTGTTTCTGTCGTTGCTTTCTTTAGCTCTTTAATTTCCTGTAAGGTGGCTAAAGTTTTTCTTAGTATTTCATCTGTATTCATATTAATCGGCTTTAATTAACTCGCATCCGGTTTTCTCCTTTGCGCGTTCTAAGAATGTTTTTGTATTCTCGTTATCGACCACTACCCATATTCCTGTGCATCCTATTGTTCTAGGTTTCTGAAACAATAGATCACAAGGTTGTCCATAATACATCCATAGGAAGGTAAACTCTGATAGGTACATATTATCTATCTTGATAATATATTTAGCCGGTATATCCATATTGTTACATTTAGGAAGATTCTTCCTCGGTGAATACGTTAGTTGTGTTGATTGCTCCTGTAGAATCGCTTTCTACAAAGAATCCGTCAAAGATCAATGCTTTATAGTTCGCTTCTGTGGTCCAAAAGGTGCATGTTCTTCCATTTATGCATATATTGCACCTTACCAGATCGTCATAAACTCTTATGTTTTCTGTCGATTCTTTTCCTATGACATTAATTTGAAGTTTCTTTTTCATGACTTATACTTTATAACAAATGAACTTATACTAGTTTCTTTTCTCAATTCTCATGGGTATAATCTTGCACGAACTGCCTCTGGTAGTCGTTTTTAAATTTGATGCATTCTGCTTTTCCAAAACCTCGACTCTTTTAGTCAGTATAACGATAGCCTCGGCGATGCGATCTATATATTTAAGTAAATCTACTTCATTCATAGCTAATTTCTTTATGGTTTATTAAAACAATGTCATTATATTCTCGTTGTTTTCCTTCATGCTTCTGAATAGCTGCAGGAAGAATTTCTGCCCATAGGGAGTAATTACGGTTATTCGGTTGAATCCTACTTGCCCATTGGTAATGTAAGGTCTCTCTGCAATCCTCATTACTCCTTTGTCGATAGCCTTCTGAGAAGGTAAGTTCCGTCGTATTCCTCTTTGTAATAGGTATCCATTATATCTTAGGTACCCATACAGTGCGTTTTGTCCTTTATAGAATAGCCCGTTCTGTTTCAGTATATTTGCCATTTCCGCAACAGATATGCAAGTTGAGGCTTGCATAATGCAGTCGGCAAACTGAACCTTCGGCCGGTTCCTTTCATTCTCGGAGGCAAGCTGCTGCTTTTCTAAATTCAGTTGCTCAATTTCTCTTGCTTGATTGGCGGCCAAAAGAAGAGCTTCGGAATACGTCTGGGGAATAAGATACACCGGCGTATTCGTTACTTTGTGAAATACCTGTCGGTATACTTCGAAAACGGGACGAACTTTGCGTGCGATGAAGTACTCGAGGCATGGAACGGATAAAAGATAGTCAATTGATGCAAATTTGCCGCCTTGCGGATTTTGCCGCACGGTAATGAAATCTTCGTTTTCAATAAAGTTGCGTCTTAATGCTTCTGAGGCATCAGATTTTCGTCCATATACCAACATCCATACCTCATCCAGGTTTACCGGGTATTTTTCACTTGCTTTCGCTAACTTTAAAACTGTGTTGAAATACATCTTTATTTCTTCGCTTGAGCTTGATTTTGTTAATGCTTTCATGATCTTTATTTTTTTAATTGTTATTACTTTATTTCCTTTTTGATGCTACAAATGTAAGCCAATCGTTTTACTTAAACAAGAAAATGAAGTGTTATCATTTTAAAATTAACATCATTTAGTAAGCCAATCGTTTTACATTTCAATATTATATGTAGTTTTGCAAAGAACTTAATATTTATGGTTATGATAGATAGATTAATTATTAAAGAAGCTATGAAGCGCAACGGCACATCTGTTAATGAAGTGGCTGATAAGATGGGAATATCGCGGGTGACGTTAAGTACTCATATTAATGGTAATCCGTCCACAGAGATACTTTTAAGAATAGCAGACGCTATCGGCTGTCCGGTAACAGAGCTTTTTGAGCAACCTAAGAAGGATAGTGTTTCTCTTATATGTCCTCACTGCGGAAAGAGTATTAATATAAAAGTAGAATAATCTATTTTTATTTAGAGTCGCCCCTATATCATATTTGTGTGGTATAGGGGATTTTTATACCCTGAAATTAGAAACTGTCTGCAAAATTTGTATTTTATTTTTGCTTTTTGTACGTTTGCGTATTGTATAACATAAAACACACAGATATGAAAAAGTTATTTTTTCTGCTATTATTATTTAGCTCATTATTATTAAATGCTCAAGATTTTAAATCTAGTTTTCTGGGAAATGACTTTTTGCTTTATAAGGGAAGTCTTTTAAAAGTTAAAAATGATGCTCTCTCGACCGGATTTACTCACACGTTCTATAATAATTTAGAGCGCTGTCAAGCAATGTTTGACAATAATGTTATATACCCTGATTCTAAATATGTATTTAAAACAGTAAAGGATTCATTGATTAATCGTATCTTTAAGGTAGATAATATAATAGATAAAAATGGAAATGAATTAAACGCAGAAAGCAAATTGCTTAGCGGGGATAAGCCTATTTTTGTATTAAAAGATACTAATAATAATCAGATTATTTACTTTAAATATGACAAAGATTATGATTTCAATTTCCCATTTGAAAGTAGTGGAATTGTTTATTCTAAAGATTTGATTTGCTCTGGACTAGAGAGAAAAGTTGATGATTTTACAGATAAAATAACAATAAGCTCACCTTTATTGTCAGGGAATAAGATATCTCCAGTTATAATTTACAAGATAATATCAAAAGGAGTTCCTGTATATTATCTTAGTTTAAGCACTAGTGGAAATACTGTGAATGTAAATAAGACAGGAGTAAATGTTCTTTTTGATGATGGTACAAAATGGAATAGACAATCAAAGGTTGATGTAGAAGCGACTAGTGATGGATTTGAATACAGTTCTTTTATAAAGCTAACGCAAAATGATTTAATTATTTTCTCTAAAAAACGGATTAAAAAATTTAGATTGTATATCTATGATGAAGATGTTAATTACGGAGAAGCGGAAAAATTTAAATCTTACGTTGATTGTATAAAGACGGCAAAATAGGATATAAGTAATTCCATCCTTCAATCCTAACCCCAATAACACAAATATAATTATGGAAACATCAAACCAATACTCTGAATTAGCTGTTCATTGTAGTAGCAACACGGACAGCATGGAAAGGCTAGCAGATATCTGCAAAGAAGAAGCTGATAAGCTAGCGGAAACATTGAAAATTTCCGAAGGCGAGGTAGTGTCCGTTCCTTTTTGGACATCAGGTCCAGGCTTTCCCGAATTAATCTGCACCGGGATATTTAAAAGGGATGACAATGGAAAGATCGTCTATGACCTAGATTTCTCGGAATCAGTTTTGTAATCCACTCCTAACCAGTTTCCCGCCCATCTTTAGATGGGCGGTTTTTGTATCTAAGTAGTTAAATATCCCGCATTATTTGAAGATATTTCTTGAAAGGCTTGCATAATTACCAAATGGTTATTATATTTGTGTCGTCATTAAGACAAAGTGCACAATGTGTGATGACGCAGAAGAGCTAAAGGCTCGGATTGAAGCTGCGGAGCAAGACCTTAGCTTCTTTTCCCTCCATTGGGATGCAATAAGGGAAACCGATTGGATTTCAGAGGAGGAGCTTGAAGAAGGGATCAATGATGCATTAGATGACTTGATTGATGCCAAGAACAAGCTGAAAGAAAAAGGTAGTCTCCCATAAGGGGGCTACCATTTTCTCTTTAACTAAAAAAATAAAGCGTATGGATGCAAGAAAAGAGCTTAAAAAATGGAAGGACGATTTTGCTAAAGCTACAACTGAAGAGGATAAATTTGAGCATAAAAAACGTTTTAATACGTTTGTAAAATCCTTATCAGCATCTGATAGGAAAGAGTTTTTGATGGAGTTTGAAAAAGCTGCAAAGCAGGCTATAGATGAGGCAAAAAGGTTGGCAATAATTGCGGAAAGAAAAGAAAAACTAGATAAAGTGTTGGATTTTGCTTCAATGTCTTATATCGCAGAGCATTACTTTGGAAAAACTCGTCAATGGTTGTATCAACGTATAAATGGGAATATAATCAATGGTAAGCCGGCTGATTTTACCCCAGATGAACTTAAAACTTTATCTTTAGCTTTGTCTGAATTGGGGGATGTTATGAAAAAAACATCTTTATGTATAATGCAATGAGTTAGAAAAGATTTGAGTTTAAAGGAGGAATATTATGGCAAAGAAAATTATTGAAGCTATTATAAATCGAACTTTAATGAATGGCAGTCTTGATAGTTGCAATATACACTGTATAAATATTACGCCTATGTATTTGTATGGTTTTGGTTTTACCGAACTACAGGCAAAAGAGGATTTGCACAGGAATTTAAGAAAATTGGTTGGCGGTGAATGTAAAGACAAAGGTTTTGTAAAGGCAGTTAACGAAGGAGATTTCGAGTTTAGGTATTTGAATGGAATCACCATGAATCTTTCAGAATAAAGCAGGCGGACTAACATCCGCCTTTCTTTTTGCCAGCCTCTCTTATCTTTATTCATTCTAAATAGCTTGCAAATATCCTCAAATCTTTCTATATTTGTGCGGAAACCGTGTCAAGTGGCCCGGTACTTAATTCGAACGTTATGGCAAATGAATTAAAAATTACGGATTTAGTAGGTAAAGAAGCTTTTGATCAATTAAAAGATCTCCGAGAAGATATTACTAAAACATACAAACATTACAAGGAAACGGCCAATGAGATGGCCCAGATTACATTTATAAAGCCTAACACCCTTTCAGAACTGTCGGATAAGTCAGCAGCGTATAATAAAACTCTTACAGATCTCGCTATAACTCAGAACAAACTGGCTGCCCTTCAGAAAGAGCATGAATCCGTCCTAAAGAAGATAGAGGAGCAAACTCGAAAAAATGTTGCTCAGATATTAGATGAGGCTAAAGCAAATGAATTAAATGCTGCGGCTGAGCTAAAGGCGCAAAAGGCTGAAACTGAAAGGCTGAAGCAGCAAAGAATGCTTAACCAAGAGAAAAGGAAAGCTAAAATAACCACCGAGGAGGCCATTGCCTTAACCAGCAAAGAAGTACATTCTATCAATGAAGCAAAAGAGCAAAATAAACTATTACGTATAGCTGTTGCTCAGGTAACTGATGCTGAAGACAAAGACAATAAGATTAGGCAGCAGTTAAATGGGCAGATAGCAAAGAATACTGAGTATATACGTTTCAATTCCGATGCATATACCAGGCAAAAAATGGCTATTGGTTCTTATAAAAATGAAATCAAGGCTGCATTGGTGGAATTAAAGAATGGTAATAGTACATTTAAGAATCTGGGAATTGTAGCAAAAGGGTTTGGCGGTATTCTTAAGTCTAATGTCAGTGCTGGGCTTACTGAAGTAAGAATCGGTGTCGGCTCAATGATAAAAGGGATGGTGGGTGCACAAGCCGTAATATCGGGCTTTCAAAAATTAATAGGGCTATTTAAATCTGGAATCCAATCCATTGTTGATTTTGAGGCAGCTAATAGTAAATTAGCTGCTATTTTAGGCACTACATCGGATAGAATCAAGGATTTAACTTTAGATGCTCAACGATTAGGAGCGGCAACTAAGTATACCGCATCAGAAGCGACTAACCTACAAATAGAGTTAGCTAAATTAGGTTTTTCCAGAAAGGAGATCCTTCAATCAACGGAAGGAATCTTAAAATTTGCTCAGGCTACTGGAGCTGATTTGCCAGAAGCGGCAGCTTTAGCTGGTGCGGCATTGAGAATGTTTGATGCGGAAACTAGAGAGACGGAACGTTATGTATCTGCAATGGCAGTTGCGACAACGAAAAGTGCATTATCTTTCTCTTATCTGCAAACGGCAATGCCTATTGTCGGTCCGGTTGCCAAGGCTTTTAATTTTCAAATAGAAGATACTTTAGCTTTGCTTGGTAAACTTGCGGATGCAGGATTTGACGCTTCTATGTCTGCTACTGCGACTAGAAATATTTTGTTAAACCTGGCAGATGGAAGCGGTAAATTAGCTAAAGCTCTTGGAGGGCCAGTAAGAACATTGCCTGATTTGGTAGCCGGTTTAAAGAAATTGAAAGAACAAGGCGTTGATTTGAATACCACGCTGGAGTTAACAGATAAACGTAGTGTTGCTGCATTCAATGCTTTTTTGACGGCTGCTGATAAAATAGTCCCTTTAAGAGAGCAAATAACTGGTGTTACTGGAGAGTTAAATGACATGGCCAATACTATGGGCAACAATATTCAGGGTGCAGTTGCTGGATTATCATCTGCATGGGAGGCTCTTATGCTATCATTTAGTAGTGGAACTGGTCCTGCCAAAGGTTTTATAGATTGGGTAGCGGCTAGAATAAGACAAATAGCAGACTTATTAAAAGAACCAGAACAGCGGACAGGGGAAACGGAGGCGAGACTTGAATTAGATGCGCAAAAAGAAGTGCAAACTAAAATGGAAATTCAGGAACTGGAGTTCCAGAAAAGAGTGGAAGAGTTAAGGAAAGAGTACAGGCAGAAATATTTAAATCAAGGTGTGAAAGAAGAGATTGCAAATGCTAATGCAATAAAGGAGGCACAAATACAAGCTGCAAAAGAAACCTTAGATTCTTTGGAAGAAATCAGAAAAAATCAAAAAGATATATCTGCTGTAGACGAAAGGAATCTAAAACATGCAAGAAATGCATATACTCAATCGTTAAAAAATTGGGAAAGTACTACATTTCTAGGAATAAACTTTAAAAACATGACAGCAAAGGCAATTCGCTATGAGACAGATGAAATAAAGCAAGTTAATAAAGCGTTTGAATCTTTTGCTAATATAAAATTCGACATAACGAAAACCCAGGCTTATAATGATTCTCTTGATGAAATGATAGAGAAAATGAAGCTTATAATTACTCCCCCTAAAGAAGGAGGTGGAGGTACTACTTTAACAGATAAAGAGTTGAGGGAACTTGAAAAGCAACGCAAGGAACGTCTCCGTATCCAAAAAGAATACCAGCAATCAGAAATAGACCTAATGGATGAAGGTTTGGGTAAGGAATTGGCAAAAATCCGTTTAAACTACACACAGCGCATTGCGGCTGTTAAGGGTAGTACTGAGGAGGAAATGAAGACAAGAGAGAATCTTGCCATTACTATGGAGGATGAATTATACAAGAAGATTTATACCTATAACCGAGATAAAAAAAAGATTAATCTCCAAAACAGGTTAGATGCTCTTTCTACTAATTCGAAAGATGAGCTTGATCAGCGATTGAGTCTCCAGCTTCAGATAAACGAGATATTAAGAGAATCAGAAGTTGAGGCTGCAAAGAAAACAGGAGAAGATATAAATGCTATCAACGAGAAGTATAATAAAAAAGCTAGTGATATTGCAGTGAAAGGTGCCCTGGAAAAGGCTGGTTTAATTGAAAAAAATACGGCAAGGGAAGCAAATATAGTTAAAAATGGTGCAGAGGATCAACTTCGTGCATTAGAGTTGAGTTACCGTAAGGGGGCAATTAATGAAAGGGAATATCGTCAGAAGACATATGAGATAACTAAAAAATCCGTTGAAGCGCAATTGGAGCTGCTGACATCACAGCTAGAAGCGGAATTAAAGGTTCTTGGCCCGGCCAGTGATAAATCTGAGCAAATAAGAAAGAAGATCGAATCTTTAAGAGCTGAAATTCGTAGGTTAAGAGAGGAATCTGAAGATTTAACATACGGCAAAGAGAAAGAAGATCGTGTAGAGTGGGCGGACGCTTTTACCGATGCTCTTTCGAATATGAAAAGCGCAGCTGAGGAATCTTTGGGTGACACTATAGGAATATTCAGCTCTTTTTATAGTGTAATCGGGAAATTAACCAAACAATTTGAGGATTCAGGCATCTTTTCATTGTCTAAATGGTGGGAAAATTTAAATCCGACCGAAAAGGCTACTGTGATATTGGAGGCATATGCGGAATTGTTCAATGGAATTACTTCGCTAATGACATCCGCCTTTGATTCCCGCATTGAGCAGATCGAAGAAGAGCAGGAAAGAAACGAAGAAGCCGCAGAAGAAGAGAAGGAGCGTATTGAAGACTTGGTGGAAAGTGGAGTTATCACAAAAGAAGAAGGTGAGGCCAGAAAGCGTGCCGCAGAAGATACAACAGCTCGGAAAAACAAAGAATTGGATAAGCAAAAAGCGGAACTGGAACAGAAACAAGCTAGATGGCAAAAGGCTAACTCAATAACTCAAGCGACGATTTCCACAGCTCTGGCAATAATGCAGGCATATGCACAGGCCGGGCCTTTTGCCGGTCCCGTATTTGCGGCTATTATAGCTGCTATTGGAGCTGCTCAAATAGCCATGATCGCAGCCCAGCCCATTCCCAAATATGCAAAAGGAACAAAGGATAAATCTCATCCCGGAGGTTTGGCTATTGTCGGTGATGGCGGCAAGCGAGAGGTTATTCTTACGGATAGCGGAGCTTATATTACCCCATCTGTCCCTACTTTGGTTGATATGCCTAAGCATGCAGAAGTTATTCCGGATGTAGTTGACTATAAAAAAATGGCTCTTCGTTCTGACGCAATGATGCTTGATAAGATGAGGCGTGACAAAGGGGAACCGGTTATTGTCAATGTAAACAATGACTATAAAAATCTAGAACGAAAAATGGATGTGACTAATCAAGGGATGTCAAACTTGAATAAGACATTGCGAAAGATGGCCCGTTCCGCAGAATATCGTTATCTTGATAGTAGATTGTAAAGATTTAAAGTTAAACATTTATATATTTAATTCTTATGGGAAAAGTAACCTTAAAAGTCGAGTTGGAAAGAGACGATATATCGGCAATGTTTCGTCTTTCTGGTGAAAAATTAACGGATGAACTGTGGGATAAAATGAAAGATGCGGAATGCACGGTGGAAGATGAAGATCTGGAGGATCAGTCCGCAATGTTTAGGATAATGTTTAGTGCAATTGCTATAAAGAAATTATTGCAAGAGGATCGCTCTAAAATAACGGAAGATCAATCAGATCATAAACCTTTCAAAAGCCGTTTTTCAACAATAATGGAGAAGCAGCAGCAACAGAGAGAAGAACTAAGAAGAATAAAAGAGGAAAGGGATAAGGGTATATAAAGATGAAAACATTTATAATAATATTGATAGGAATAATGTTAACCTATCTTACATGCGTGGGTATTTATAACGAATGGGACTTTATTTCAAGCGTGGACCCAACAGAATTTGCAAAAAGAGTAGGTACTGCATTGATACTTTTTCTTATATATAGCGCCTTCTCTTGGATTGTAATAACAGGAATAATTGAATCATAAATATGCTATACAATGATCTGGACAAAATTCCCCTGGACATCTTCATTGACGTCTTCTTAGGAGAAAAGAGAAAACTCATAATAGATGGCGACCACTCAGAAGAAGAGTTGGAGGAGCAAGCCTCCATGCTCATATCTGAATATATTGAAATTGTAGGCGGTACTTCTGTTTCTGCTGAAATACTGAAGAAGAGTAATATGATCAATCTTCATATAAAAGTTGAATGTATGAGGATTGCCGAACTGATGGCAGATCGGGGAGAATGGGAGGAGGTAGTTAAAATCCTACGGTCATTCGGGTATCAGTTGTTCCCGTCTGATCATGAAAGAATCAGAAAGAGGATATCGGCTATAATGTCGCAGAGTCGTTATTTGATAGAAAGCTATAACAGCAAGAAGGCAGAAGAGCAATCTTCCAAGATGGATAAAAACTACTTTGCTAGGGAAAGAGTTATGGTCATGGCTCACTTTGGCATGCAAATCCGCAAGAATGAGATTACTGCCAAGGAATACGCATTTATGGTCAAGCGTATGTGCGATGATGTAAAATCAATAAAACGTAAGTAACCATGTATTTTAGATGCCAGATTTTAATAAATGGAATATCCTACGAGGCAACGGATGATCTCAAGAACTGGGATGATTTCGAACTTGCTTATAAAAGGGCCAGCTATGACGGAGTGGTTCGATCCTTCAGTACTAAATTTGAATTTGTAAACCGATCTTATAGCTTGCTTAAGGAAGAGTTTTCAAAGAATTATCTTTCTTCTAATGCCGGTATAGCATTCTATAGAAGAAACAATAGCTGGAACTGGGATAAGGTATTTCAGTGCGCTTTAGATTTTTCTTCTTATTCAGATGATGGGTATACAATTTCCATTAACGCGATTGATGATACACTGGCCGCCATCATTAAAGCTAAGAGAAATATACAATATGAGTATCTTGTATCCGAATTAGGGCCAAAATCGCTTTACTATGATGGACTGAAGTCTCAATATGAAGCCAAATATATATCAGGGGGGACTACTGTAGAGAATGATGCCGATCTTCAGTATGTGCAATATTATGGAGTATTAATCCCTGATAGTAAACAAGAATCAGTTACGGTGAGTCTTCCGGTGTATGTATTGGACAATAGCGAGCTTCCTAAATTAAACTCTCCCTTAGTGTTTACAGATGAACCATTTGTGACAGATGGGAGCTTTCAGACCTTTGCGGAAGCACTTTCGGATATTAAAGTTACAGTAAATTTGTCATTTTCTTTTTATGTTATTGGTGATAATCAACACGGCACTGCTTATGGCGATGTGGTATTATATGTAAAAAAGGCAAATGGTGAACTTGTTCAGCAAGGAATATGGAGACATATTGCGGGAAACATGCCAACCATTGTTAGTTCGCAAAAGGATATAGATCTTTATACTGGTGATTTTATAGGAATGAGTTTAGTATTATCTAATTCGGCTAAACCGATAACAATGACATGGACTACTTATCTGAGAGGCTTCTCTTTATCTGTAAATTTCCAATCCCGTATCAGTCCTGTCAATATAGACGTCCTTCTTTTGACCACTGTTGCAGAAAAGCTCCTTGAAAGCATGACGGACAGCAGTGATTATAGCGTGGAGATAAACAATTATGTGCCTGGAGGAATCACCCGTAGTCGGCTTTCTTCGTGTTTTATAATGCCGGCTGAAAGCGCAAGGAATCTCCCTAATGCAAAACTGTATACTTCTTATAAGAAATTCTGTGAATTCATGGAATCTGAATTTGGTTACGTTCCGGTTATAGAAGGGAATAAAGTTACCTTCGCTCATAGATATGCATTATTTGATGATTATGTCGTAAAAGACCTTTCAGATCAGATAAACGATTATGAATATAGTGTAAATTCGTCTCTAATTTATACCTCTGTGAAGGTCGGATATGACAAGCAGGATTATGACAGCATTAACGGTCGTGATGAGTTTCGGTTTACAAACGAGTTTTCGACAGGGTTGAAACTAACGGATAATACGCTTTCTCTTATTAGCCCTTATCGGGCAGATGCGTATGGAATAGAGTTTCTTGTCCAAAAAAGAGGGGAGGATACCACCGATAATGACAGCGATAATGATGTATTTATCGTGGGATGTAAATTTGCGACTTCGGTAGGGAAGGGGGATCTGTTATTAGACCGTCCATACAATACCGGTCAGTTGTCGGGATTAATCAGTCCTGATACGATGTTCAATATAGAATATTCTCCTCGCTTTATGCTGGAAGAAAATAAGCAATATATAGGCTCTTGTACCAATATGCTTAAATTTACTTCTTCGGATGGTAATAGTGACATCTCAATAGATGGAGTAAAGGAAACGGATGATTTCCTTATCGAGAACCGCTTATTTACTGTCGGAGAAGTAGACGTCGAGACGAGTGAAGTAGACATCCCTTCCAATTTATCCGGATTAATCTCTTTTGATCATAATGGAGAGACTGTCTCTGGATATATTAAAGAAGTGAAGATTAATATTGGAAAGACAGAGTCTATAAAATATTCACTGATAGTAAAAGAGATAAAAAGCTGATAAGTTATTGCTATTATCACGATAATTAGTATATTTGCATTGCAGTGTCAAGTGGCACTTAACCCATAAAGAACGAAAAGACCATATGATTAAAATCGGTGACATCTGTCCATTGTTCTTTTCTCCTCTAAAGAACAAATTTCAGCAGGATATAGACTATATCCAACGCTTTCATGTTGATGATAGAATTTTAATTCAAATCTTTTCAAACGACAGTTCTCATGTTGTTAGAGCTTATCTGCACAATTTAGTATCAGGAGTACAAGAAAGTATTTCTTTAATTGAGTATGAAGTAAACAATAGTACTAAAATGTATTATTCTAACATTGGAGGACTTTCTGATTCTGTGTATAAACTTGAAATAGTGGATGCTTCGGGAGATTTCTATTCTTTAAGTGAACCGTTTTTAATTTGCTCTGATTCTCTCTTTATTGAAGAAACTTCCCTAATATCATATTCTCATAAAGATAATAACTCTCCTTTTGATAATATTTTTTGGATTGACGATACGCAGCAATTTTTTCAATTCCGGGTTGAAGCAGGATTTAAACCAAGCGGCTATTCTCCCAAAGTTGAAAATGAGCAATTTAGAAACCAAAAACAAGAAATTATAGAACTTTATTCAGTGCCTTATGATAGTTTTTCATTAACATGTGGAAATGCCTCTGGAATACCTTATTGGTTTGTACAATTCATTAACAAAATCCTTTGTGTCTCAGATTTTAAGGTGAATGGGAGAGCTTATGTTCGTTCGGGAAATTCTACTCCTGAAATAACTCAAATTTCTGAGGATAGTCAGATGTTTATAATGTCTATCACTCTTGAGCCACAAATAAATGATATATCGGGTATTGGTGGTATTCCCGGCAAAGATTCTGCTATAAATCTTGTAGGTTTTAACGTAGATAATCCTAAAGATGGAGAAATGCTTCAATATGATGAATCTAAGCTTGCGTTTATTAACACAAATAAGATTGAAGTATGATGAAGAAAAAAGTATCTAAAATATTATGGCATGGGAGTGACGTGGATGATAAAGGAAAACCTATATATCCTCCTGCGATACCGAGTGACCCTACAGTAGAGGGAGATTATTCTCTTGAAGTATTAAATGAAGGGGAAATATATATACATAATGAAGATTCTTCTCCTAAAATTGTGATTCGTACAAATAAGGGAAACGTAAAAGAGGTTGGCGGTTCTTCGGTATTAAGCAAGGCTATTAATGTTAATTCCCCCCAGGTGGGATTTGTAAAACCGGGAAGAAATCTCCCGCAAGGAATGACATTTGAGGATATATTTATAGCAATTTTTACGGGAGAGAACGCGGCATCCCTGACAGGCAGATTGTCTACGGCAAATGATGTTGAGTTTGGTACCAATAAAGGGAATATAATATATACATCCAATAGAGGAGATCAAGGTCCGATATTAAAGGCATTTTATGACGGTGACGAAGCGCTACAAATGGAATTCTCCTCTGAGTCGAACGGAGTACAAACTGCGACAAGAATATTAAATGGAATATATACTAAAAATGAAACATATACGGCAACGGTTGTGTATTCGGCAAATGAAAGCAAAAATATCCCGGTTCTTACATTGACTGACAAGATCAGCGTAAACGTTAGACGCAAATGGTTTGCCGGCATATGTTCTTCCATTCCTAAGAATTCTGCTGAAGTACGTGCATTGGGATCAAGTGGTCTATATAAGGGACCAGGTACATATAAGTTCTCTGTAGATAAATGGAAACTGATAGCTATCTGTATCCCTGCTGATGAAATTAAAGAATTAACTCTTACGGCTTATCCTGGAAATTTCATTGAAGATACAGGGATTACTGCCGGTCCTTCCACAATATCAGTAGAGGGAGCTAATGGTAGTACTGCTATTGATTATAAAATGTGGGTTGTCCAGACTCCGGGTCTGAACGATGCTGATACATTTACCTTTAAAACTGCATAAGATTATGGTTAAGATAAACGGAAGTAGTTTTGCGTTACAATATAAGAGAACAACAGGAAGGCCTATTGATTCAACGGAGACTTTCAAAACATTGGAAGATGCGACATCATATGCCCGTAATACGGATGCGGAAGAATACTTTCCTTACCCGGCCCAAATAATTTCCGTAGAATCGGATGGAAGTGTATATAAATTATTAAGAGATGACTCCATATCAGAGGATGATGGGAGAAAACACTATAAATTATCTCCAATTATAACAGGAGAAGAGTCTGATGACAAATATCTCAGCAAAGTAGAAGACGATTCAGCTAAAGGTCTTATTACCTTCTTGGCCGGCATTGATGTAAAAATCAAAGCCGTTGTTCAGAAGCTGATCGCAGAAGACGCAACTTTCTCAAAGGAAATATCATCAAAAGACTATGTACAGAATCTCATTGGCTGGATGATTACCCCCGATGGTCATATCGATGCGAAATCGCTCCATCTCCGAGACTTTCTTGAGGTTCCGGAACTTCGCTACAACCGCGTGTCGATAACTTCGGGAGAAGATTGGCTTGCTCCCGGTGGTGGCATTATTGAATCCGTAAATGAATCTTCTCAGACTCTGACTTTGAAGCTGGAACCGGGAGAAGTTGCAAGCCTTGCGGTAGATGACATTTGCAAGGGTATATTCAACAACAGTACAGGATTCCAGACTTCTTATTTCCGCATAACTCAAAAGATAAGCAATTCGGAGTTTAAATATACTCTCAGGAGTGGCTACTCATATCATCCTCAGAAGGCTATGCATTTTGTGGCATATGGCAATTTCACAAATGCGGAACGCCAGAAATCTGCTTATTCTACAAAGGACTATAAACGCTATCTCGCAGGAGTAAATAACTGGGAGATTACCTCTTCTATGGTCATGATGCAACTGGGGGACTTGTCTAATCTGGTCATTTCAGGACTGGATTTGTCCGGATATAGCGCATACCTTCGCAATGTATATATGACCGGTACAATTAAACAGCTTTCGCAGGATGGTACTACAGAAGTCCTTGTTCCCGCATTTAAGGGGGAATGGAAAGCGGGAAAGTATTGGTATTACGATGAAGTTACCCATAACGGGAGTACATGGATATGTATTGAACCTAGTACTACGCAGGAACCGTCTGACTCTTCTACAGATTGGTTGAAAGTCGTTTCTGAGGGACGTCCTGGAGATGATGGAACAAGTCTTGTATTTAAAGGCGAATTTGCTTCCGCTCCGTCAAATCCTCAGAACGGATGGTATTATCGAAATACTACGGACAAGAAATGTTACGTATATCAAGATGGGGCATGGCATTTAATGACCGAAGACGGGAAGCCGGGAGCAGATGGGGCAGGAAGCATATCCGCAATTCTTGATGATGGAATGCAGTCTGTTGCTTGCAATTCTTCCGGTGCTGTGATATCCGGCCTTCCTCTTACTACGACTTTTTCGATGTATTACGGAACTACTAAACTGACTCTTGATTCTCTTACTGTAGGAAGCCTTACGGGAGTGACATCATCGGCTAATAAGAGTACAGGGGTAGTGACTGTATCTGCTATTACTGCCGCAGCCTCTGATACAATCCGCATACCAGTGACGGGCAAGGCTTCATATAAAGACGCACAGTACGAGAGAACTGTTTACCTGTCTGTAAATAAGGTAAAGCCGGGGGCCGATGGCGAGAATGCTATCATCTATTCCTTGCAACCTTCCGTAAACGTAATAAAAAAGAACGCTGATGGTAGCAGTGAAGTATCAAAGGTTTCCTGTCGGATAATGAAGACGGACGGAGCTTCTACAGTAGTGTCTTCTCTGCCTGCCGGTTATTCAATGGACTATGTCATTGATTCCGGGACCGCGAACGGATATACTCCGGGAAGCGATGTCGCAGTATCTGGAATAACCAGTAAAATACAATTCCGACTTTATAGTGAGACTTCAGGAGTAGTGCTAGTGGATCAGCAAACCATTGTTGTTCTCAAAGATGGAAGTAACGGGAAGCCAGGAGATGATGGTGTAGGGATAAAAGATGTCGATGTATTATTTTATCTTTCAAGCTCTGCTACTTCTCTGATTGGAGGATCATGGTCTACTACACCTCCGACATGGGTTAATGGGAAATACGTATGGAGTAAGACAAGAGTTATTTACACAAATACTACGACGTGGGAGAGTGATCCTGTTTGTATATCCGGAGGCAAGGGAGAAAACGGATTAGGCATCAAAAGTGTTATCGAAGAATACTATTTATCGACGTCTTCTAGTTCTTTAATTGGTGGTTCATGGTCAACAGATGTTCCGGCATGGGTAAACGGAAAGTATATATGGACCAGATCAGTTATCACCTATACGGATGGCTCATCGACTACTACGGACGCAATGTGTGTTACGGGAGCAAAAGGAGATACGGGTATAGGCATAAGGAGCTATAGAGAGCAATATTACCTGTCTACGTCATATAGCACTCCAACGGGTGGATCATGGTCGTATAATGTACCAAGCTGGACAGATGGTAAATTCATGTGGACGCGAACGGTTGTCACTTATACTGATAATACAACTTGGGAGAGTGATCCGGTCTGTGTAACAGGGAGTGCGGGCCCTTCCGGGAAAGGAGTGAAATCTTTTGAGGTTCTGTATTATCTCTCAACTTCTTCCAGTACCTTAACAGGTGGCTCGTGGTCTACGACTGCTCCTAAGTGGGAGGATGGCAAATACATATGGACTAAAACTAGAGTTACTTATACCGACAATACGACATACGAAAGCGATCCGGCTTGCTTGACGGGCGGACAAGGAAAGACCGGCCTTCCGGGAGCTATGCTTCGTCCTCGTGGCGAATGGAAGCCAAATACTGAATATTACCATAATGATGCGTTTGTCGATACTGTCATCTATAATGGTAATAACAAACTCTGTAAGGTAACTCATACATCTACTTCTACATTTGATTCTACGAAATGGGATGAATTCAATGAGTTTATTAATGTTGCGACAAACGTATTGCTAGCCCAGAATGCGACTATAGATGTGCTTGGCACTTCCGGAATATTTGTTGGCAACCTTGAAAAGACGCAGGGATGGATGATAACTGAAGGTGCTATAAAACACAATCAGACAGGTTTTGAATTAACTGCTGAGGGTGGAATAAACACAGCTAACGGAAAGCTGGTGTTGACTTCGAATAGTACCGTAATCCGTACTAATACCGGTAAAGATATCGCTTTATTTAAAGAAGTGGACGGTGTACCTATGATTGATGCAAAAAATATCAATACTGAAAACTTAGTGGTAACATCTGGAGCTATTCTAGGAGGATGGGAGATAAAGGATAATAATATAGTGTCTAGAGATATAGCTGATGCAAAGATTCTTTTAGAGGTTAGCGGTACTCGTTTTTTGCGTATTAATGAGTATGGAGGAGTTTCTTCTCAAGGGGCATATCCTTTTTTGTCTATACGTAATGATAATCAGGACTGCATTAACCTAAGCACGTATGGTAAAGGAGGAGTTGCGTTAAGAATTATTGCTAACACTTCCGGTGGTGGAGCTATAGAAAGTTACGGATCGCATTTATTCGGTCAACGTCGATACGAAAAGTGGGATGCTCCCGGCGTATTATGGGCTGGACGTATTTCGTCAGGAGGTGGTATATCTGATAGATGGGGAGATGGATGCTATGTTTCTAGCGTTAACAGAACTGATACGGGTAACTATGTTTTTCGGCATGAATTAGGTCACACTAATTATTTTATAATAGCTACAGGCGTAAACGAAAATTGGACTCTTTGTATAATATCAGACAAACAGGCCAATACTTTTACCGTCAAAACATTCCATAAAGATCAAGGATGGATTAACAGTGCATTCGAGGTAGCAGTAATAGGTAGAAATAGAAAGTAAATATAAAAGCTTATGAAAATAGACTTTAGAGCAATCGAAGTAACAGATATCGAAGGGAATAAGAGTACTGTCGATATCAGTAAAGCGCTTGGTAATGCGATGTATCAAAAAACGGCAGACTTGGGTGAACTGGAGTTGGCTCAGAACATCTATAAAAATGGCGAGGTAGAATTATCTCCAGAGCAGGTGAAATCTGTGAAGAAGTATACTTCTACCTGCTTTGTAGCATACGTCCAAATGGCGGTTAATAAAATCTTATTAGAAGCATGCGAGTAAAAGGAACGATAATCAAAGCAGTCATCTCCATCGACCTTCCTTCTGGATTGACGATGGACGATATAGACTTCTCATGCCGCTTCTTTGTCTATTACTGTTCGAATGCGTCACAGATAATAAAGAAGTCTGAGATGATCCGCGTCAATGAGAATAGCTACACCTGCTACATAGACACAAAGATAATCGGTACGGGTGAAATATGGCTTGAGACTACGGCCTATCTCCCAGACTCTGATTACGAAAGCGGTACAAGAGTAGAGATCGACAAGATAAATACTGGCATAAAGACGGTGTGACATGGGATGCATATCTGTACATATAGAGGCGATTAAGGGCATTTGGAATGTATCGGTCAAGGCTGATGAGATGAAGGTTTCCGCTTCGGCAACGGGCATGAAGGTGTCGATAGGAGTTGTCTGTGATGTTGGTAAACAGGCTTATTTAAAGGTGGACCCTGAATATATATGGCTGATGCCTTCGAATAACTTTGAGGATAACGTCGATGTGTTGTCCAATGTGGTATGGCAGGCTGTGCAGGAAGAATGATATAGTTAATTGAATTGTTTTATTTAAATATTGTTGTATTATGGCAAAACCTAGTTGGTTAAAATTAAATCCGTCTACCGGATCTGGTAACGGAACAATTGCGAATAGCGCAGACGCTCATACTGGGCGTACAGCTCGTACTGGTACAGTAACGGTTACCGGTGTTGGTGTTTCTACTCCTTCGACCTATAAGGTAACTCAGTCGCCGAAGTCTGAGTTTGCTGCCTTTGATAATGGCTCAGAAATGTCTGCTCCTAAAACAGCGGGCACTGTGACTGTCGAGGGTAAAACAAACTCTTCAAAACTGACGTTTGCGTGGGCGGGAAGCGCAACAGATGTTGCTTTGCCTGCAAAGTATAGTGCGAATGGAACTCAGATTGACAATGCGGCTACTATTACCGGTGACCCGGGAGCTACTGCTGAATTTCCCTTCTCCATTGAGTTGGAGTTTCCGGCAAATGAAACTATTGAGGAAATTACGAGAACTTTGAAGGTAACAGCAAATGGAGGACAAGCTGCTCAGATTGCTATCAAACAAGCTGCCGGTGATGCTACATTGTCTGTTTCTCCGACAGAGATCACTATTCCTCAGAGTGGATCTGCTGTATCCGTGAATGTTACGTCTAACACTTCTTGGACTGCTGCGTAATGAGCATACAGATTCCTTGGAAAGAAGGAGAAGGCAACATCGTTATCACTCCCGGTTCCAATGGGACCGCAAGCGCATCAAGCGATGTTGCCAATGAAGGACTCGACAGGGAGCAGACTGTTGTGTTTAGGACAACTAATAGTGGAGTACAGGCATCTGTCTCCACTACCATCTCGCAAATAGGAAAGAGGCAGGCGTTTGCTGTTGCTGAAGGTCGTTTCTTTCTTTCGGATGGAAGTACGTTTAATGTGATTAAAAAAGAGTTTGCATGAGTGATTATAATAGCGGATTTACAGGGGATAGAGTTGTAGAATTGCTAAACATGATTCCCAATTTGGCAAAGGCAGATTTGTCTAATGCTATGACTGTATCGTTAGGTAAGAATGGATATGCTAAGTTTAACAATGGGTTCTTAATTCAGTGGGGATACATATCAAGTTCCAGTAATAATACTTATGTATATTTGCCGCTATCATTTTATAATGCCAATTATGCTCCTGTGATTACCTACTATGAACCGGGTAACGGTATGAATGTTGTTGCCGGCCTTGTAATATCGACGGGTACAAGCAGCTTCAGAGTTCGTAGTAGATATACCGTTGGGGATAGTAATGGTACTGGCGCGGGAACTAATCCTTTTTATTGGATAGCCGTTGGGAGTTGGAAATAAATAATATTATGGCAAAATATTGGAAACAAGGATTCTACGATGAGCAAAAAGAAGGCTCAGTAGAGATAACGGAGGAGTATTGGCAGAAGCTGCTGGATGGCCAGTCATCCGGAAAGGAAATAAAGGAGAACGAAGTCGGCTATCCTGTATTGGTTGATCATGAGTATACTCTTGATGAACTAAAAGAGAAGAAGATAGCGGACATTAATGCTTATGACAAATCGGATGCAGTGAATTCTTTTATTCTTGCCGGCAAAGAGATGTGGTTAAACAAAGAGGATCGTGTAGGTCTTGTTAATTCAATCAACGTAGAGAAGCAGGCGGAAAGATTGTATACGGTTTTATGGTTCGATACTGTCAAGTATACGATCCGCATCTCAGACGCTTTGACAATGCTTAGTGCGTTGGAGCTGTATGCCCTTGATTGCTACAATGTAACTCAGCAGCATATCGCTGTAGTTCGGGGATTGCAGACTAAAGAGGAGGTCGAATCTTATAACTATGAGATCGGTTATCCGAATAAACTAGAATTTTCATTATAAACAGGTAAAACTATGATTTTGACACTACTATCATTATTGGTTTTCGCATCTTATGTTGGTGTGATGATCTACAAGACAAAGGGCCTCCCTTATTCTATTTCCGATACTTATTACATTCTGAGTAACAGGTATTGGTTCGGTATATGCATGATTCTTCCGTCTTTGCTTTTGCTTCCGGCCGCACTGGATGCAAGTACAGAAAATTGCCAGTTCCTGATCTTTCTTTCCATTGTCGGAATGATCGTATTGGGAGTATCTCCAAACTTTAGAGGAGCACACAAGAAAGCTCATATAGCCGGCGCGGTGATGTCTCTTGTGTTCTCTCAATTATGGGTAGGCTGCAATTCGTGGTACTGGTTGCTGCTTTGGGCTGCTTTTCTGATCTACGCGCTAACGTTTGTGATCAAGAATTGGTCAGGAAACCTTATATGGGATCTGACGGCATGCAAGTCTATGTTTTGGATTGAGGTAATCTCGTTGTTAACCGTCTATTTAACTTGTATGGTATGAAAGAAGCAATAGTACATACAGCTACGGGCGGATTCGCAGCAATCGCAAGCGCTTTCGTCATTGAGTCTCTTCAGAACATGATTCCCTGGCTAATCGTATCATGTGCGGTAATCCTTTGTGATCTTCTCTTCGGTGTCAGAAAAAGTATGCTAATGGGTGAAAGGGTCAGATTTTCTCGTGCAATTCGTGCGACTATGGGAAAGATGGTTACTTATTTTGCTTTTGTCTGCATGGTCTGCATGATCACAGTAGCAAGTCATAGCGAATATCCTATTGATGTGTATTCCTGCTTATTGGTATGCTTCATCGAAGGGTGTTCGATTGTCGGAAATATATTGAAACCAAAGGGGATCAATATAAATGTAATTGGAGCTTTGGGAGTCTTTGGAAAGAAGGTATTCAAGGTTGACAAAGAAGATGTGAGAGACATAATTCAAGAAGAAAATCATGAATTGGATCAAAGAAAGTAACCGTCCTAAGCACTTGCTTTACGCTATCCCGGCAGGTGCATTGCTTACCATCTTGTTTGTCGCAGGTCTGGCGGCCGGCATGGAATTCAAGGACAAGGCTTGGGGTGGTAAATGGGACTGGCTTGATATTGCCGCAACGTTGATTGGAGGAACTATCGGTCAGGCTATTCAGATATTAATATTGATTTTAATTTTATAGGAGAAAGTGAATATGGAGTTAAGAGTAGAAAGACTTTGGAAAAAAGATAAATATACAGTTGGGCGTCTGTTCGTTGACGGAAATATGTTTTGCAACACATTAGAGGATCGGTTGCGCGATCTTTCCGCAGAAAAGAAGATTCCCGAACAAACAGCCATTCCTGCCGGTAAATACAAAGTGATATATAATTGGTCCCCTAAATTCGGACGCAATTTACCTCGTTTGCTTAATGTACCTTATTTTGATGGTATACTAATCCATCCGGGAAGTACCGCTGATGATAGTGCTGGGTGTATCCTGGTAGGGAAAAATACTGAGGTTGGCCGTCTCACAGAATCTCGATATACTTCCGATCGACTTAACGTATTGATTGAAGATGCTCAAAGGAAGGGAGAGGAGATTACCATTGAAATTATAAACTAAAGATAGAGGAGGAATAATCATGAAAGAAACAGCTATAACCTTCACAAAGGGTGAGAAGAACTATGTAAGCAATGCCGTTCAGATAAATTCTGCGGAAGTAGGATTGCAGATTACATTTGAAAAAGGCGGTAAGCTTTGGGTGTATATAAGCTATGACGGAGAAAACTTCTCTTTTGTAGAGAGTAGAAATTACGATAATAAATTCGCTCGTCCGATCGTCGGCCTTATCCCTGGACAGTATCTCAAAATCGAATGTGAAACAGAACCGGTAAAGGCTTCTATCTTTGAATCGGAAGAATAATGGACGCAATAGGATTAAATCCAATTAAGCTTGATGCGATAGGGCTTGATCCTGTTCGCATGAATGCGATACGTCTGGGAGTTCCGGGAGCTTCTTCCGGTTCCGGCCGTCCCTACATCGACCCCGAACTACTCAGCCATGTCAAGATGGCCATCTCCACCTGGGGCAAGTCCAACGACGACCCCGACCGGGCAATCTTGAAGGACTTGTCCGGCAACGGGAATGACATGCGCCTGCTGAACTTCGGATTTACGGAGGGCAGTGGGTATGGATTACCGGGAACCGACTTCGAAGGCTGGCTATGTACAGACGGAGTAGACGACATGATCGTCAGCGAAAAGACCGTTGACGAAATGATAGGAGATAGCAAGGAATGTACTGTCATTAGCATAATTAACTATATTTCCGATATAGGCTCTGATCATGTCAATGTATTGGGCAAAAGGTTTATCCGGAATAATTTGTTCGAAAGGAATGGCCTTAATGGCAAATATTATATTTGTGGATATACGTCCCCAAGTATTAACGAGATAGGAAATGTTACGGTTGTCAATGATATTTTAGGAGATAAGAATGATTTCACTGCTAGCTATCCTACAGCTGCTGGAGTTGCTGATTATTTTTCAGTTATCGGATATCTTGATACAAATAATGTTCCTCGAAAATGTGTTAAAATTGCCTACGCAGGAGGCTTCATCGCCAACAAAGTCCTGACTACAGACGAAATCAATCAGATCATCGCCTACTATAACCTTGACCGTCCGGGACAGATCATCAAGCCTCAGTTGTACTACAACATCAAGAAGCAGGGTATCACCAACGAGAACCATGCAGAGTTTAACGATCAGTTGATCGACTTTGTAGGAGGTCACAACATCCAGTTAAACAATATCGGTTGGGAAGGGGAGAGTGGTATCAATAGCTATCCGGTTGTGTTTGGTGCTAATAAAACTTGGGATAAAATGGCTAGTAGTAATAATACTGATTTTATATTTGAGCTTACTGGAAATTCTATCCACCTCACAAAAGCAAATGATAATTTAGCCTTATTGTTTACTTATGTTTATAAAGACGGAACAGTTAATGAAGTTTCTATTCCTACTTTTAAACTCAAAGTAACCGGACTTAAAGAAGGTCAAAATGTTGTTTATAATCATGTTTCGGAAGATAATGTTAGTGATATTGCCTCGATTAGAATCACTGAAGATGGAGAATATGTTTGTCCTAAGAGCACTATATTTGTCCCAGCAGAAATTTTATCTAATGTTTGGATAGGATTTAAAGTTAACCCAGAAAATATAGATTTGGATATTACTATCGAAGTCCTCCCCACCATCGAACACGCTCTCAGCCTAGACGGAATCAACGACTTCGGCAAGGTAACCGGTCTCCCTGTTTTGAAGGACTATACGGTTGCTGCCGATTATGAAAGAACTAGGATAAATATCGGCTCTAATGGTGATACTGCTGTATTATCTAAAGCTGAATCACAGAGCAATGGAGCTTTTATGTTTAATACTATATCCAATAATGGAGAAAAAATTTCTTATTCTTTCGGAGGTAGAAATATAATTAATACAGATGATACAATAAGAAGAGTTTTTTATCAGTCTAAGTATATAAATAATGGTCAATACATAAATATTGTACCAACATTTGTAGATAGTGATAAATTATGGCTTGGTACATATAGAGACAACGATACTAGATTTGCTAAATTAGCATTATGGTCTCTCATTCTCTTCCCCTACAGCCTCTCCGAATTCCTCCTTGAACGCCAACTGAGAAAGTACAAGGCAGGAACGCTGTATCTGGACATGATCGAGTTCAGACCTATTGTAAAGAGTAACATCCCTTACTCCTCGATCTCCTACTCAGTTAATCCGGGAGTGTATGTAACCGAAGGCAGCGCGGTAACTATCACCATAACCTTGTCAAATGCATCTGATAAACTAATAGGCGTATCATCTAACACCATCAGCGACATATCCATCTCTGGAGACAATGGTGTCTATGAAGTAACCGGAAAGGTCACCAAGTCTCCTCAGAAGATCAGCATAGTTATCTCCAGCTACTTGACAATGTTAGGTAACGATACTTTAATAAGTAATGAAACATTAATTAAAAACGAATAATATGGAAAAGATATTTGACATAGCAAAAGATAGTGAACAATCGTGGGGTACTTTAGCTGCTGCGATTGATGGGAACTTTGAGGAGCAGGAAAGAAGAAACTACAATGATATAAAACTTGCCGGAGAGAAGTTGACTGCATACATTAATGAAACGGGGAAGGTTGTACTTAGCCCATCATGGGAAGCATATCTCATACCTGCATTTGGATATGATAGTATTTCAGCAAAAGTTTATTCAAATAATAGTGCTTTTTATCAGATAGGTTATTTTGTTGAAAAGCCGACATATAACAGTATTATCACCAGTGGTGTTTCGAGCAAAACCGGACAACATGAATTCAATGAAACAATACCGGAAGGTGTTAACTGGATATTGGTAACATCACGAAGTGTAACTGCAACTGATAGCGAGATGTATGCCGAAATTTCATTGTCAAAAACCACAAAGGAAGTTTATAGACTATCGCAAGCAAATGATGATGTACCATTTGCTCATAATGGTCTGAAAACTATATGGAAGAAATCCCAAGAATGGTCTCAGGGAGCTTGTTGTGTAGGCAATAATATTGTTGGCTTTCTTCCAAGTGTCGGCGATCAACGAGGACAGATGAATATTATAAACAAGGAAGATTTTGTCAGAACAAAAGTTGTCTATCATTATTTCGGTCATTGTAACACTTGCGACTATCACGAGGATACTGATACGCTGGTAACAACTCGTTATTTTGACGAAGCGAATCCCGATGAAGTACAAGGTATATATCTTGTTAAAGATTTTGTAACAAAGCTTGAAGACTCTGAAATTGGTGATATTGGCATTCTGATTAGCGGTCTAACGTTTGTACAAGGATCATTGATGGCAGCTTGCTATGGAGAAAGTAGTGATATACTTTATCTTTGCTCTTTTGTCCGTCCATTCAACACTAATGGCGAAAGGTATTTTTACAAAGTCATTATGGGTAAGGGTGCAAATGATCTATCGACAGTTGCTGATGGATACGGGACTTTTATTAGCGGGTGCGGAGACAATGAATACAACGGAACACTCAAGCTCATCGGAACATGGCAAGGCTATTGGTTAGGTGAAATACAGGGTCTTAAGTACATAAATGGCTTTCTTATTGTATCTACTGACCTTTACGTAGACAGCGTGCTCACTCCTTATATCTGCAAGGTGAGACTTGAAGATAATGGTGATGCTAAACTGATTGCTAATCATTGGATTCCTGCACTTAGCAATGGAAATTATATAAAGGGAGAATCTGAGGGTTTGGCAATAGATGAAACTTTCGGGTGGGTAGTAGTTGTAAACGTTGGAACTTATAAATTCCCATTGTATGGCATCTAAAAACAGTAAAAATATGAAATACATTGTATTCCCTTCAGAGAATCTAAATGCGATACCGCAAGAGGTCCTCGACGAACTGCACCTGATCCCACGAAAGAGCGTTGACGGTACTCAGGTGATCATGAAGATAGTTCATTACGAAGCTCTTTCCCCGTCTATTATGACCTTGCCATTACTGGATGAAGAAGAAAAAACGGAAAATCCGATTTATCCTTATCCTATCTACGAAGGCGAAGAGTTGAATACTTTATTGTCCGGTCCGGATTGGACGAGTAAGGATACGCTATGAGAGCTTTCTTCTATACCATTTTGCTGACGCTGGCAATATGTTTCACAAGCTGCCGGAGCATCAAGTATGTTCCGGTAGAGACTGTGAGAATAGAGTATAAGACCCGTGACAGCATCCGGTTCGACAGTATATACCAACGTGATAGTGTGTTCCTTCTTATAAAAGGGGATACCGTCTACAAAGAGAGGTACAAATACCTATACCGGTATCTGACAATCAACAACACGGATACGGTCATCAAGACTGATTCAATCCAGATTCCTTACCCAGTAGAGAAGGAGCTATCTAGATGGCAGAAGATAAAGCTGGAACTAGGCGGCTGGGCATTCGGAACAGCATTGGCACTTTTGTTCATAATAATAGGAAATATAGTCTATAACCGAAAAGTCAAGAAAGGAGGTTAAAATGAAACATTGATTATTTATCAAATCGAGGAACATCTCGAAATGATTATTAAGCACTAAGTTATCCGGTAAAGTAGAAGGCCGGTTATCAGTAACAAATAAAATAAACTCCGTAGAGGCAGGAGAAAGAAGCCTCACACCCGTTTCGACGACCAAATCACAGACGGGCTAACATCTCAAGGACTGTTCGTGAGGCTTCATAGCTTAATCAACAGTTTTTGAGATGTTTTGTTTCATAATCTTATATGTTGTTCAACATGAAAATTACAGAATTATATCAAAAGGTCGTCGGTGTGGTAATCATGGTAACGGGCATAAACGAGAATGATATTCTCCATTCCAATCGGGAAGAGTGCGCTGACGCAAGGTATCTGCTCGTGAGAGTCTTGTCAGACAAGCTATCGGATAAAGAGACCGGTTTGCTTATCGGTAGAACAAGGCAAGGGGTGTCGTTTATCCGCTCTAACGATACAAAAATGAGAAAGTGGAGCGTAATGTCAGCATGGCGGGAAATAGATGATCATATAAAAAGGATTTCTTTTTGATAAAACTCTTGTGTGTATCACAAAAATGTTATATATTTGCAGTGTAAATCAAAAAGAGTCGTCATGAATTGGAATGAAATGAAGAAGAAGGCTATTGAGAACGGCTTTGTTTTTGTAAAACATGGGAGTAGGCATGATATTTACGAGAACAAAGCAAATGGAAAGATGATCTTGATTGAACGTCATTGGACGCAGGAAGTAAGATCTGGCCTAATGAAAAAGCTAAAAAAGGAAATCGGGTTCTAATCCCGGTTCCCTTCTATATATAAATTTATAATAAGTGGTTGTATTATGAAATTTCAAGTATCAATAGAGAAGCAGAGTGATGGTACATACATCGCATATAATACCAATGTGGATGGTCTGTCCTTGATTGGCGTCGGTAATACTGTAAACGAAGCGAAAGCGGATTTCTTCAATTCAATGGAAGAGGTTGCTGAAACTTATGATGAGGGAGAAAAGATTCCTCAATGTCTGAAGACTGATCCGGTGTTCAAGTTTGACCTGGCTTCTCTTTTTGAATACTATTCGGTATTAAACGTAAGCGCATTCGCGAAGTTTGTGGGCATCAATGACTCATTGATGAGACAATACAAGAGAGGCAATACTTATATCTCCGAATCTCAATTAAAGAAAATAGAGGACGGTATACATACCATCGGTAAGGAATTCGCTAGCCTAAGACTCGTTTGATTTACACCTCCTGTATTAGGTAGCTTGGGACATCTTTATAGGTGTCCCTTTTTTATTTCCTGCAAGTAATTCGCAAGTAACTATTCATATGAGCAAGTAACTTCTTCTGTCCTTTGTTACACGGTTAACGTTGACCGTGTATTAATACTTATAAGTTATGAAAATTAAAGGAGCAAGTGGTGAGGAATACCACGTAACAGGACAAGGACAAGGTAATTATAATACAGTGGGTGCTTCCGCTGGTATTGCATCTTTCCTTGGGCTTAATGCCGGAAGTTTTTTTGGCGGTTGCGGAAACGGACGTAATGCAGGTTATGCAGGTCCGGTGGAAGTAATTACTTCGGAAGACAGACCTGTTAGCCGCTATGAAGCCGGCATGATGGATAAGCTTGCAGCGAAAGATTCTGAAATTTCGTTGCTTAAGTCTAACACCTACACAGACCAGAAACTTGCAGATGTTTATGATCGTCTTTTGACACGCATCAATGCAGACAAAGAGGCGCAAAGTGCAATCAATCTTAATCAAGCTGTATACAACGGTACCAATACCGCTACATTGGCTTGTATGAAACAGCAGATTGCGGATCTGGCTGCGTTGAGTGAGCTTGTTGTTCCTCAAAGAAAGGTGTGTGATACAGGATGTTGCTGTAACGGGTAGGCATTATGTATTCCAACGCACAAAAGTTGGCGGCTGTGCTCAATAAATGGGCGCAGCCCGCTATTCAGGAGCTCATTGGTGGTAATCTAAGCCGTATGCCTTTCCTAGCTAGTATTGAGACGAAAATCAAGTCTACCGGATGGGTGAGTCCAATGTGGAGCATAGCAAAGGAGATATCTCCGGTTCTTGATGGTGTTTCGTCGTCTCTGATAGAGCCGTTTATTGCAAAATATATAAGTGGTATTCCCGATGAATCTATCCCGCAGCTTGCTCATAATGTAGTAGATGATGCTATAAAAAACGGAGGCTTGTCCCTGTTTGAAGGAAAGGTGGAATTTGAACCGGAGGACTTGGAAGAACTGAAAACCCTTCTCAAATATAATCTTCCTATTCAGGAGAGTGCTGCATCTTATAGTGTATTAACCGAGGAACCTACTCCGCAGGGTGAAGATGCGGACGAAAAATAACATATAAACTTTATTATTATGATTCAATTAACCCCAATTGCAATCGCTGCTACCAGCCAGCAATATCTGACTAATGTAGTAGAAAACTTATGTCAGGCGTTTTGCGCTGACAATGGTGTACAACCTACCGGCATAGTTAATTTTACCGTCGCAGAGCAACAGACGGTGAATACCCAGACTATCGTGACGATAAATGCAGCTGTTCTTGTAGCTTACACTCCGAAAGGCTCCTGCCGTTCTGTAACAAAACAATGGGTTGAGCAGTTTAAGGTTGCATTTATAGGCGCTGCCGGTACTGTTCCTACTATCTCTTTGACTCCGCTTGTTACGCAGGTGACGCCGGAAAATGTGAAATGCTGCAATCGTGCCTATGGCGTAAGCCTTGCTACCCCGCTGACTATTTCCGCCACCTTTCCCGCTTAACGAACCCATACCGGTGATAACCTTATCACTGGGAAAGTCCGTAAAGAAGGAAAAGAATATAAATGCTAAAAAGTAGATTTATGAAGTATATTGATATGATGAAGAAAGCCAAATCCGAAGGCGTCGCCTCGGAAAAGGCAATGTGGAAAAGCGTAGAAGGAGTAGATGAGATTCTTTGCATTGTCAAAGAGGAGCATCCAGAGATGTATATGTCCTTTATGCGTGACCAGCATGAGGCGCTATACGGCCCTCACTATGATAAGCATTTCGCAGAGATGGACGTAGATAAGATCAGGTACACCAATGCTGCCGGCGAAAAGAAGACCGGCGCTCATTGGAATGTCGATCAGATCCTCGAAGCAACGAAGACCATGCCGTTCCCGTCTGGAACAACACCCTGGGACAGATACGTTGCATTCAACTCGTTTTATTCAGATATGTGTGCGGTATTGGATGAGGCTACTCTCTTGAAGGGTGCTTACCGGTTTTACTTCGCCGACGAAGATGCTCCGGCCGGTAAGATCTGGGAGTACATGACAGCCATGATCTATGAAGACTAGCCTTGACATATTGCTGGAACAAGCAGACGACAGATATCATCACGACTTCTGCCGCCTGCTTATGGTCATGCTGTGGAACGCTTAGAGAGGTTCCTTGAATGGCTTATACCTATTGCTGTCTTGGCAAAGGTTGCGTCCTTGTGTTTGTCCCTGGTTATGTAACCGGGGATTTTTTATTCTACTTATAAAGGAGCCTAAGTGTAAATAAAAGTAAGATAATGAACTTTTTTCATCTTTTTTCTGTTATAAATTAAAATATTGGTATTATATTTGCAACCAAAATTCGGTTTTATATGAAATTCAAGTTTAAAATAACGGATGATACCACTATTGAGGATGCGGAAAAAGAACTAGAAAATCTTTATAGTGCTCCTGTAGTGGATCTTCCTTTTAATCATGTGGTTAAGATTGCAGAATTTCTTGGAGCAAAATTACAAGATAGTCCACGTGGTTCTATGGAAAGATTTTACCATCCTTTAGCTCCAACACCTGGCAAATATTTTGGAGTACACGTTGTTCATAAAGGTGGCAATGAAGTCCTAATAAAGAGGACTAATTTTAAACAGTATCTTTATCCGATATTAATTGAAATAATAAGGATAAAGAAAAAGCAATAA